ATTCAAACATCAGGTGCTACTTCTAGTTCTACCACAACTGGTGGTGGTGCAAATAACTATGCTGCTATCATTAAGTCTGCAGATAAAAATCATGAAGCACAGGATGGTGTAGTTGCAACAGGTACAACCTTAAGATCTCAGACTGATGTTCAAGAGGGGCAAGGTACAGGTTCATATACTAATGTCAAATACATTCCAGTAGATACTGGTGTTGACTTTGAACCTACATCTACTGCAGATAATATCACAAAGTCTCTTGGTGCATTCTATCCATTTATTGATACAAGCATCACCTGGGCAACTTCTGCAGGAACCATTGGTGGAGCTGGATATAGTAACGGAGATAGCGTCAATGTAGATCTTGGTGCATCTGTTTTGAGAACATTTGCAAATGAACCAGTTCTTGAAAACTATGTTCTTTCTGGAGATTCTATTGGCGCTAGCGGTCTTACTTTTGATACTTCTACTGGCATATTATCTGGTACTGTTACTGCCGATTACCTCGATACCACTTTCAATATCACAGTAACAGAGCAGACTACGCAAAATGCTCGCTCATACAGTTTCACTACTTTAGGAACTGGTGTTATTGTCACAATTACAGCACAACCATCTAATGCTAGTGTAGAGGCAGGGTCTGGTGGTACAGCAACATTCGGTCCAGTTGCTGGCACAAGTTCAGATGGATCTCTTATCACATATCAGTGGCAAGTCAGTCTGGATAATTCTTCCTGGTCTAATGTTACCAATGCTGGTGGTTACAGTGGAGCAACTACAGCAACACTAACAGTGGATGATGATTTTGCAAAAAATGCATACTACTTCCGCTGTGAAATGGATACCAATACAGCGGTCACTCCATCGTACACGAACTCTGTACAACTAACAGTATTCCGTGTCATCACAGTTTCTACCCAACCGACAGATCAGCAACCAGTAGCACCTGCTGCAGCAACATTTACAACTGCTGCTAGTACACTAGATAGCGCAACAATTAGTTATCAGTGGCAAAAACAAGAGGCAGGAACTTCTACTTGGTCAGACATTGGTGGTGCAACTACTATATCATATACAACAGGAACTACATCCTACGATGCAGATTTCGGTGATAGTTATCGCTGCAAATTGAATGCAACTGGCGCTACTGAAACATTCACAAACGCTGCATTGTTGAATGTAACTAGAACTATCAACATTACATCTCAACCAACTAGCACTACAGGTGCAATCGGTGGCACTAGAACATTCGGTGTTGCTGGTAATACTTCTGATAATGACGCTGGAGATATCACGTATCAGTGGCAAAGATCTATCACTCAAGGTTCTTCCTGGAGTGATATTAATGGTGCTACTTCATCTTCATACACAACACCTGCATTAGATTCTGCATACGACAACAATCAATTCCGTTGTTTGCTTTCTGCTCCAGGTGCAACTACGGTTCCATCTAACGCTGCAACTTTACAGGTCGAGACGGTAACTCCTGTTGTCACATCACAACCTTCAGATGCTACTGTGGATGAAGGAACAACTGCTACGTTTACAACTCTCGGTGACACCACAATGACACCGATCGGTGGCAATGCTGCATCTTCTTCGTTTGATACAGAATCTTTCACTACTCCTAGCGGTGGTGGCGGTGGTTCTGATGAGCAGTTTGCTGGTGGTTTTAGTGACCATGAACCTAGTGTCACATACCAATGGCAGAAGTCTGATGATGCTGGTGCCAACTGGTCTGATGTTCCAGGTGCAACTAATGCATCCTACACAACTGGAACTCTAACATACGCTGATGACAATCAAGATCAGTATCGTTGCGAAATTGATGCTGTTGGTGCAGTAAGTCCTGCTTACACAAATGCAGCAACTCTGACTGTACAGAGAACTCTCAGCATCCAGACAGATCCTGCAAACCAAACTGGCAATGAGGGTAGCACATCCACATATAATGTTACTACAAATCAAAGTAGTGGCACTCCTACTTACCAATGGGAGAGATCAGATGACGGTGGCATCAACTACAGTCAAGTTAGTGGAGCAACATCTGCGGCATATACAACACCTACATTGGTTTATGCTGATGACAACAATGATCTTTATAGAGTTGTAGTTTCTCTGGTTGGTTCTGCTGCTGATGTTACATCAGCTTACGCAACTCAAACCGTTCTGCGTGTAATCAACATCACCACGCAACCACAGAACGCTGCGGTTATTGAAGGTGCTACAGCAACCTTTACTATTGCAGCAACAATTACTAGTGATTCTATTACATACCAGTGGCAAATCTCAACCAATGGTGGTGGTGCATGGTCTAATATCAATGGTGCAAACGGAGCATCGTATACTACACCTGCTACAACATATCCAACTACACCATCGGAACAATTCCGCTGTGTTCTTACAAACCCTGCTGCAACAACAGTAACTTCTGCAGCAGCAACTCTGACAGTTAATGAATCTGAATTTGTATCTGCACCATCTCAGGTAAATCCTTTTGTTGATCCAGATACAAACAGAACTCTCTCTAGACAACCAGTTATCACAACAACCGCGTTTGTCTCTGAGTATGCTGGATCTACACACTTCTCTAGTTTCTGGAGAATTAGAAGAACTGCAGATAACGTAACTGTCTATGACACTGCTGGAACTTTTGCCCAAGGTGATACTGGTAACAAAACTAGTTTCACAGTTTCTAGTGGAATTCTAGATTTTGATACTGCATATTATGTACAGGTCAAGTTTAGAGACAACAATGGTCTTGAGAGTGCTTACTCCACTCAAGCAAACTTTACTACACCATTTGTTGATCAACCAAACATCCAGACTATCACACCAGCATTCAATCCAACAGTTAATGTTGATGCTGCACAGATCAAGTCTGGTTATGTACACACCTCTAGTGACTGGCAGTTCTCACCAAATAGTGCATTCTCTAGCATTGTGCACCAGTCTCTTGGCAACACTGCAAACCTTACATCATATACACTTCCAAATAGTGTAAACCTGAGCGCTGACACTACATATTATGTACGCATCAGATTCAACGTCAATCCACAGTAAACATGGCACAACCTAGCACCAGGCAGGAACTGATTGATTACGCTCTGCGTCAACTCGGTGCACCTGTATTAGAAATCAATGTCGATGATGATCAAATTTCTGATCTGGTAGATGACGCTATCCAGTATTACAATGAGCGTCACATGGATGGTTACATCAGAACCTTCCTGAAAGTTCCTATGTCACAGGTTGTTATTGACACCATGACTACGGATACTGATACAACTGTTACCAGTGCAACATCAGCAGGTACTAGTATTACATATAAAACTCAGAACAACTATATCAAACTTCCAGACTATATCACAGGCGTAGTCAAAGTATTTGATTTTGTTTCTAAGAACGTCACTAATTTGTTTGACGTTCGCTATCAGTGGAGACTGAATGATCTTTGGGATCTTACAAACACAGAGATCCTGACATATGAGATGGTCAATCGTAGATTAGAAGATATCTATTTCTTACTTGAGGGTCAGAAGCAGGTTAGATATCAGATGCGTGGTGACCGTCTATATCTTGACATCGACTTTAAAGAAGATGTTGCAGATGGAGACTTCTTAGTTCTTGATTGTTATCGTCTTGTAGATCCATCTGACTTTGCTGCAGTATACAATGATCTTTGGGTCAAGCGTTATCTTACTGCATTGATTCGTAGGCAATGGGGTGCCAACTTAATTAAGTTCCAGGGAGCACAGTTGCCTGGTGGCATCACTATGAATGGTGAATTTATTTACAATGAGGGCAAAGAAGCAGTCCAGAAACTTGAGGACGAAATGCTTTCTAGTCATGAATTCCCACCAATGGATATGATCGGATGAGAAACGTATTCTTCACACACGGCACTCGCAACGAACAATTCCTTCAGCAGAACCTTGTGGAGGAATATCTCAAGATGTTTGGAATGGATATTTTATACATTCCAAGGCAACTTGTTAGAAAGGATGGCGTGTTTAATGAGGAAGTTATTTCTGAGTTTGATGATTCATATATCATTGAAGCATACCTAGAGAACAACGAAGGATTTCAAGGTGGCGGTGACTTACTGACTAAGTTTGGAATCAGACAAACGGATGAGATTACAATGGTGATCTCACAGCAAAGATTTTCAGATTTAATTTCTCAGTTCTTACTGTTAGATAAAGATGTAGAAGTAGGAGAGAGACCTCAAGAGGGGGATCTCATATACTTCCCACTTAGCAGTAACTATTTTGAGATCAAGTTTGTAGAACATGAAGAACCATTCTATCAGTTAGGTAAGGGTTACATATTCAAACTGCAATGTGAGCTCTTTGAATATCAAGATGAGCAGGGAGATATCTTTGAGGGTGATGAAGATCTCATCGATACTGGATATACTGTCAAGCACTACTATCTCCCACAGAATGGAGTTAGTGCTACAGGATCTGCAAGTGTATATAACGGTGGTCTAGAGCAACTGTACATCGCAGAAAATGGTAGCAAGTATCTTGAGGCACCAACAGTAACTATCGGTGGAGATGGTACGGGTGCTACAGCATCCGCATATCTTATCAACATCACAGTCTCTGGTGGATCTCCAACTAAAGCTGCTGTCATTAGAGGCACAGTAAAAGAAGGAACTCTGAGATCTGTCAAGATCGTTGATGGTGGTGAGGGTTATGATGAAGACAGGGCAACGATTGCTATCAGTGCACCTGCATCAGGTGGTGTTACACCTACATTACTTCCGACATTTACAAATGGAAAGTTAACAGCACTGAATATTACAGGTGAAGGATCTGGATATAAGAGTGTTGCATTACTAGATATTGACAATGCTGGCACAGGATACACTACTGCAAGTGTACAAATTTCTGCAGCACCTGTAGGTATTACAGGTTCATTCAAGATTGGAGAATCTGTCACTGGTGGATCTACTGGCGCTATGGCACAACTCGTAGAGTGGGATGCTCAAGAGGCATGGATCAAACTCAAATCCCCTACTGGTACATTCTTGATTGGGGAAACAATCATGGGTAGCACATCTGGTGCAACTATCATCTTAGACAATAGAGATGAGATGGCAAGTACCGATACTAAATATTATGAGAATGTTGCCTTTGAAGATCTTGGGGACGACATTATTGACTTTACTGAGACTAACCCATTTGGAGTAGCTACTTGACATGTTAGGGACATATACATATAACCAGATTATTAGAAAGTGTGTCATTGGATTTGGCACACTCTTTAATGATATTGAGGTTCGCAAGAACAATGCAGATGGAAGCACCTATAGCAGAATGAAGGTGCCTCTGGCGTATGGTTCTCGCCAAAAGTTTTTAGCAAGACTGGAGCAGCAAGCAGATCTCAACCAGAAGGTTGCGATTACATTGCCACGTCTGTCATTTGAGATGACTGGTGTTTCCTATGATGCTAGTAGAAAACTCAGTGCAATCACACTCAATCTCAAAGCAGATACTGCTAACGCAATTAAGAAACAGTATGCGCCAGTTCCATATAACGTAGACTTTGAACTAAACATCATCTCAAAAACAAATGATGATGCTATTGAGATCGTAGAACAAATTTTACCATTCTTCCAACCATCATATAACATGACCATCAAATTGGTTGATGCGATGGAAGAGTTCAGAGATGTTCCTGTTGTCCTGAATAGTGTGAACTATACGGATGACTATGAAGGATCTATGGATGATCGTAAGTTGACATTGTTTACTTTACAGTTTACAGCAAAGACTTATATCTTTGGTCCTGTTGGAACTTCTGGTCCTATCAAAAAGGCAAAGGTCGATTATCATACGGAAGTCGATCTTACAGCACCACGCAGAGTTTCCTATCAGGTCACACCAGCAGCACTGGCAGACAAGAACAAGGATGGCACCACAGAACTTGCAAGTGCGATTACGAAGAGAACTCTCGTCGTGGAAGTTGTAGATTCTACCAACATCCCACTCAAGACATACATCGAAATCGGAAACGAGGTTATGTATGTCAAGTCTAAACCTGCTACAAATAAACTTGGTGTTCGTAGAGCACAAAGAAATACAACTGCAGCAGAAGCAGTTGCAGGTACACCAGTTGATCTAATCAACGCAGCAGATGATGCACTGTTAGATTCTGGCGATGACTTTGGTTTCAATGAGATGACTTCGTTCTATGGATAAGTTTGAAGGTTTAGATGAGGCATTCGAGACAGTCTCTGAAATAGTTCCTGCCGAGGTAGAAGAACCCAAGGCAAAGAAACCTCCTATCAAAAAGGAGGAGAAAGATGACGTAGGTAAAGACTATGAATACGCCAGGGCAAACTTATATCAACTGGTGGATAAAGGACAAGAAGCTATCAACGGCGCTCTTGACTTGGCAATGTCTTCTGATCACCCTAGAGCATATGAAGTTGCTGGACAACTTATCAAGCACGTCGGAGACGTAGCAGACAAGTTGATGGCACTTCAGAAGGATACTAAGTCTGTCAGAGAAGACAAGCAAAAAGGTCCAACCAATGTTACTAATGCTTTATTTGTTGGCAGTACAGCAGATCTTCAGAAGATGCTGAAGGATGCTAAGAAGAAAGCAGATAAATAAAGTTGTAACTAAACTATCATCATGGAAGAAGAGTCTGATACAGGATTGGAAGTCCTCAATGATGAAGGATATTCAGATACGGGAGAGGGTGACACTCTCGATACTTTGACCGACGAAGGCTACACAGAGGAGTAAAATGTCTAAACCAATTGAAGTCCTAAGCGCAAATTATTCCCAGTTGACTACTAGTAATGATACTAGTATGGATAGGGCAACTTACGTTAGGGTTACTAATATCTCTACGGGAACAGCCTACGATATTTTTGTTAGAACTACTGCTAATGATAATAGCACCAATGTTGGTCGTACTATCATTGCTCCAGGAGAAAGTATTCTCATCAAAAAAGATCCAGATGAGTTTGTAGGATCTTCTACTGGAAACGTTTACGCATCAGCAGTCTCACCTAACCCATAAGATAATGAGAGCAATTAAACTTATTGGTGGAAACACTTTACACACACCAACTACATATAGCACTCTTGACAGAGCGGTTTACGTTCGTGTTGTGAGTTATGCTAGTGGAGGAACTAACTTTGGTGTCTTCACTGAATCTGGTGGATCATACACTAGAGTTGCTAGATATGCTATGTCAGCAAGAAGTTCTATGATCATCAAAAAAGAACCAGATCAATATATTGGTGAAGGTTCATCCACTAGCAGATGTTCAGCAGTAACAACTGAGGGTTGATATGGCAGAAAGAATTCCTACAATGTATGGTAGATACTATACCATCAACCTCGTGT